TGTGGATGATAAAGAACTAGAATCAAAGATTGGTGCGGCCGAAACTATGGTAGCAGAAGAAACCGATGCTGCCGTTCGTCAAGCAGTTGCTAAGGCCGCCGCTCCAAAAGAAAAGGCACATACTGTTCTAGACGATTGCGACTGTAGCCAAGGGGATTCACCAAGCACCCAGTCTGCCATCAAAGTTATGATGAAAAAGCAGGTTGAAGAAGGTATCGTTACTGGTCCTCGTTCATACAAAGGTTCTCCAGACCGTAAGCGTAAAGCAGTCCAGATGGCTCTAGGTCGTAAGCACAAGGATCATCCAGACTGGAATCCAAGAACTAATCCTCAGCATTCTGCTCTAAAACTTGGTCGCAAGTTACAGAAGCAAGGTGTTACCGAGGAAGAACAGATTGACGAAGTATCTCTAGGCAAACTTGTTCGCTATAAGAGAGGTGCTGAAAAGTCCCATGGCGATGCTACTTGGGAAACTAAGTTCACCAAATCTATGGGTGATGATCCTTCTCCTTCTAAGGCATTAGCAAGAAAAAGAGAAAAAGGTATTGCTCTTGCTGATAAGAAGATGAAAGGCAAGGCAAAAGTAAATGCTTCTATGCCTAAGAATGCTTACATGGAAGAAGACAAAGATCCTTGCTGGAAGGGTTATGAACAATATGGCATGAAGAAGAAGGGCGGCCGCAAGGTGCCTAACTGTGTGCCAGTCAAAGAAGAACAGATTGATGAGGTTTCTAAAAAGACTCTTAGAAGTTACCTTGCGAAGAAGAAAGATCGAAACAAGGATTACGCAACACCCGAGTCATTTCGTAAAGGAATGCTATCTCCTAACCTTGCTAAAGACAAGATCAAAGGCAAGAATGTAAAAGTTCATGCTAAAGAAGAAACACAGATTGATGAACTAAAGCAGGCAACTCTCAAAGCATACAAGAGTGCGGCTAAAGCAGACCGCAATGTAAGTAAAGAAGTTGTCAGAAAAGGCCTTGATACAGAAGGCAAGTTCAAGCACGCCATCAAGAAAAGAAAAAAGGGTCTTGAAAGAGTATCTGATAGACTAGAAGAAAAGGCTCCTCCAGGCGCAAAGTTTGAGCGTATGGTGAAGCACATCAAGAAAGGCTATTCTAAGGACGGTCTAACTGCCAAAGAAAAGTCTATTGCTTACGCTACAGCATGGAAAGCAAAGAAGCGTGAAGAAAATAAGTGAACACCTAAAAGAAAGTAATACCACATATACGGCTCACCTCAAATGGGCCGTATATGCTGGCTTCATCCTAATAGGCACAGGTATTGCTTCTATTGTTCATGGTCTTATACCATCGTTATTTGAGGGTACAACTGCCAAGACAATAATCGAAATGTTCTATAGAAGATTATATAATCATTCTAACAGACATTATCAGTATAAGATCATGAAGGAAATGAAACGAAGTAAGAACTAAGTAATGTTTGATCTAAATGATGGAAACTTCTTGATATATGCGGCGAAATGCTATGATCGCCCTCACATCATCCAATCGGAGTTTGATGACGATCTAAAGCGCATAAAGTATATCAAGCGCCTTTTGAGAAAGTATAAACAAACTGGTGAGTTCAAGGAGAGACTTGTTCTAAACCACGTTATCATTTTAGCCAACGTCTTTGGTGTCGAACCCACCGTCAATATGCTATTTTACAAAATAGACCAAGAAGATTATCCTGTTCTGAAAACAATACTGATATATTTGAACTACATGCCCGACCATCTAAAGGCTTCGTTTGATAAATACTATGTCAGGCAAGAAGAAATACCTGTGGATTTATCCATAGCAGATAGATTGAGGAAAATATGACAATCAAAGAAGATGCGCCGACAAACAATGTAGGTTCTGGTGCCATCGCCGGTGCAGGTATCGGACCAATGGGCGAACCTGGTGTTTCTAAGAAAGCACAAAGAAGAAGACAGCGTAATGAGAAATCAACTCCTACACCTGTCATCATAAATATGCTTAAACGTAAAGCACCAAATCCTATTGTAGAAGATTGTGAAACATTTGCTGGTTCGGTTGTCTTCGAGGTGTCATCAAAAGTTTTTCATAATGCCAAGATGGAAAAGCGCAGAGGTAAACATTGGCGCAAGTACCTAGATGAAGATGATTGCTTTGCTGAAATCAGAGAATATGCCGCAAAGAATCCTGGGAGAGGGATTGTATTGAGAAATGAAAACACCGGTGAAATGTGTTATGCTCGCTATCCCAAGAAAAGATAGACAGGACAAGAAAAGGAATGGAAGCAACAATGGTTAACAACAACACCAACGACGATGATAATGGAGTTGGTGGTATCGTAGAGAAAGTTCCACACTTTATCACCGCTATTATTGCGGTGGGTGGTCTTATTGCTGCCTACTTTATGACCATTGGCGACTTCAAAATGAAGGACCTGGAACTTCAACAAAAAGTAACTTACCTTGAAACAAAGGTAACTCGCATAGAAGAAACCGTAGATTCCATCAAGTCAAAGTTGGATTCTCGTCTTCCTGTAGTGGACAATGACCGTCAAGACCTTCGTAAGGAAATTGATAGCCTAAGGGAAGTTCTCCAGCAAATGAAGCCATATCTAAAGAAATAACTTGACACAGCGTCAAGGCTAAACTATACTGGGTGGCATTTTTTTAGATGCCACCTTTTATAGTTTCCTTTATTCATTGATATACCGCATATGGAACAAGTAATATATTCGTTTAGAGGTTTAGCAGCATTTGGATTACCATAGTTATGATTTCTATTTCCCAATTTTGATTGTCTAATCTTTTCATTTCTTTCTTCTGTTATGATGGGTTTTTGTCCCTTGATAAACAATCCTGTATTTTTCTTCTTTATCTCAGGATCTTTCATAGGATTGTTTTCTAACATTCTTTTGCGATTCTTCTCACGAAGGTCTAATGTATTGGTATTATTTCCGCCTTCTTGAAAGTTATAACCGTTTTTGATACTATCATATAACTGGATATAATAAGGCTCTTTTATAAGGAGAGTTTCCTCTCTGTTCTCGGATTCATATATAACTTCAAAAGCAAAGTTTTCCATTCCATATTTACGGAATGCTTGATACAAAGGTTTGGCACCATTCTTTCTATTGACTTTATGTTGTTTCCATCTCCGTTTCACATCTTCCGTAAATCCGATATAACATTTGTTGTTGACAAGATTGGTAATTTTGTATATACTGTAAGTCATTTCGTTCCTCGTGTATTGCCCTATTTGTGGTGATACAATACTATATAGGCAACTTTTCATATGTCTTTGTATGTAGATAAAAAATATATTTCCTTGCTCTCACCAAAGTTGAGAAACTATAAGCAGAGGGGAGAATTTTTATGGAATTTTTCCTGTCCGGTATGCGGAGACTCTCAAAAAGATAAACTCAAAGCAAGAGGTTACATCTATAAGCGAAAGGAACACTTTGGCTTTATGTGTCATAACTGCGGTTCCACTATGGCACTGTCTAAGTTCATTCGCTATGTGGATCCTGTTCTCTATAATGAGTATCAGTTGGAATCGTTTGTCCAGTCCAATACAACAAACACCAAAGTGGATGTAAATGACTTTGTGTCCAAACCAAAGTTCAAACCTAAACCAGCGGAACTAAAACTACCTCCTCTTTGGGCATACAATAAAGACTTTCCTGCTCGCAAGTATATGGAGGACAGAAAAGTTCCTCTTGAAGGTCTATACTATACCGAAGACTTCGCTTGGTATGTAAAGTTTGTATTCCCTCAGTGTAGCAAAACACTATATAAAGAAGAACGCATCATCATTCCTTTCCATGATAGAGAAGGCAATCTTCTAGGCGTTCAAGGTCGAGCAATCGGTCCTTCCAAAATCAAATACATAACGATCAAGGCAGATGAAACAGTTCCTAAGATATTTGGTTGGGATAGAATTGATGTTAGTCGCACTATGTATGTGGTTGAGGGTCCCATCGACTCTCTTTTTATTGACAATAGCCTGGCTACTATGGATGCAAGTTTGTATGTTGCGGCTAGTATCGTAGGTCTTGACTACGACTATGTTTTCGTATATGATAATGAACCTCGTAACAAGCAAATCGTAAGCAACATGCGGAAGACAATCGACATGGGTAGAAAGATTTGTGTATGGCCTACGGATATCAAAGAGAAGGATATCAATGAAATGGTATTGGCAGGAATGCATCCTTCCCATATCCAGCACATCATAGATACTAATACCTTTGCAGGATTAGAAGCGACAATGAAAATGAACCAGTGGAGCAGAGTATGAACGACGCTAAGATTATTGCTATTACACAGCCGCTTATGAAAACTACTGTTGAACAGACTAAATTTTGTAAAGCAACAGGCAGAAATCATACATCTAGTTATCAAAAAGATATGTCTGCCGAAGAGTTTATCGCCTATACGGCAAGAGTATCTAATCCATCTAATCAACATAACACACTAACCGCACCAAAACTTCTAAAGTATCTCATTGAACATAAGCACTGGTCTCCGTTTGAGATGGTGTCTATTACAATGGAGATAAACACCACCCGTGACATTTCGCACCAGATCATTCGCCATCGTTCATTCTCATTCCAAGAGTTTAGCCAGCGTTATGCTGATCCTACTAAGGACATGTCATTTGTAACGAGAGAAGCAAGACTACAGGACGCCAAGAATCGTCAGAATAGTATTGAGGTTGATGATCCAGACTTACACGCTGAATGGATGGACAAGCAAGATTTTGTTAGGCAAGCATCAGTAAATACATATAAATTTGCTATCAAACATGGCATCGCCAAAGAACAAGCCAGAGCAATTCTACCAGAAGGTCTAACCACAACCCGTCTATATATGTCAGGGACACTTCGTTCCTGGATTCATTACATTGACGTTAGAGCCGAAGAAGGCACACAGAAAGAACACCGTCAGGTTGCTCTTGCTGCACAGGAAGAGAT